CCACGACCTTCTTGGCCACGGGCTTCTTGGTCACGGCCTTCTTGTACAACTGCTTGATCGGCTCGTACTCTTTGGCCGTTGCGTGGTACGTACCGTCTGTCAGCCGTGCGATCTGCCCTGAGCGGCGAAGCTGGCTGATGAGGGCCGTCACTGAGCTGTCTTTGTACCCCTTGTCGATGAGCCTGTGCTTGACCTCGTTGTGATGAAGTCCCGGGTTGTCGCGCACGAAGTCGAAAGTGGCGCGGGATACGTTGTTGGTAATGGTGAAGGCTTGTGCAGTCATGGTTTGTTTCTCCTGGGGTTGCGGTTGTGGTTGGGCTGCGGGCTGGTCATCTTTGGCCCACTCGTTGAGTACGTTGCTCAACGCTGTTTGAAGGTCAGGCATGGCTCTCTCCTTTACGCTCGATATGTTTGGCCAGAAGCCAGCGGTCCCCGAGCACGCGCACAGAGCGCACCCACTTAAGCTGGTTGGCGCGGTTGATCTCACGCGGCACATAGTCCACGTTCCACAGTTTGCGCACATGGCGCAGCGTTCGTACGTTCATGTTTACTCCTCCTCTCCAAAGACCGCTTTGATGCCGATCTCGCTGTTGGCAGCGGCTTCGTCCTGTAAGTGGTCGATGAGATGCAAGATGCCCGTCAAGTCCTCCGCCACTGTGGGCGGGCTGACACTGATGACCTGCAAGAGGGTAAGTTTTTGGCTGCGAAGCAGCGCCCAGTCGATTTTCATTCTGCTTTCTCCTTTTTGTGAATGGTGCCTGACAACCCGAAGGTTGTCAAGCGTTGGACATTATTACACTTCTGCGTAGGCAGCGTCAAACAGACTCGCAAGCACGGAGCCTGCACCGTAGGTGCGCAAGATGTTCAGGTGATCTCTGAGCACCTCGGCGTCGCGCAGCTTTCTGTTGCTGACGTAGCGCCGCGCAAGCTCGGGCTCCTCGGGGTACACGGACTCGCAGATCAGCTCGGCAAGGTAGCCAGGGTAGCCAGCCAGCGCGTCTTGGATCGCCTCCTCAACGTCGTCCTCCTCGGTCCACTCATCGAGATATTCCCCACGCACAAGAGACATGACACTGGTCGTCTGAGGGGCTGGGGTGTCGGCGTAGTAGGCATGCCATTGGTCTGCCCAGTGGCTCTCAACAGCCAGCGGGTCACGGGAGGTGGGCAGCTTGTCCCATGCGATCTGCACCACGCGATCAGCCAGCGCCATGAAGTGGTAGATGTCGAGCGACTCCCTATCGGAGTGCTCGTGGTCATAGCCTACGCTGATGTTGGTGCACTCAGGGATGATGTCAGTGAACTCGGCAGTGTCGGTGTACACCCCGGTGTTGTCGGGCAGGTACATAAGCCGGTCGTCCACGTTGAGCGCGTCAGCAAGCGCATCAGCAAACTCATCGGAGCAGCAGCGGCCATAGCCCTGGTGGGTGATGACACTGTCGATACCCCGACGGTCGAACGCGATGGCACGGTCGAACTGCTTGAGCAGGTCTGCGTGATCCTTGGCCAAGTGCTTGGCACCGATGCCGCCACACTCCTCTCCCTGCGTGAAGATGTAGTACCCAGGCACGCTGCTGTGCAGCAGGTGCATGAGCATGGCACAGCCAGCGCCATCGTCAGCGCCCAGGGGTGCGCCCTTGGCGTACCACGTACCGTGCGCCTTGATGAACTTGTTGGGCCCATCGGCACGGTGCACAGTGTCAACGTGTGCAACGAAGAGTGTGCGGTTGTGTGTGCCAAGGCGTGCGTCAATATGCACGTTACCGACTTGATCTATTGTTATATCTAAATGCTGCGGGATGTGGTCACACAGCCAGCCTGTGAACAGAGTCGCACCTTCTCCTCCGTGAGGTCTTTTCAAAGATAGGGCGCGGCACAGGGTCTTGTAGAGCATTGATTGTTTGCGCATGGGAATTACTCCTCAGTGTTGAACAGCTCGTCTTGAGCAGGGGTGTGGTCAGGGTGGTACTTCTCGCCGTCTACGAGCACATAGTCGGTGTTGTCTGAGTAGTAGTTGTCGGACGCGTAGCACTGCCACGCGTCGTCCTCGTGCACCCAGCCGTGGTCTACAGTCTCGACGCAGTTATCACGGAGGTGGTACTTGTCGTCGTACTCGCAAAAGATGATGTCTGAGTCGTCGATGTGGTACCACGCATCGTCATCGTCACATCGCATAGCGTTGTCATGATGCGCGTAGTCGCCGTTGGCCAGCTCAACGATATCGTTGTCACCGAGATAGTTGCTGTCGTACCAGCTACCATCGACCTCAACCGCGTCACCGTTGGGCACGTAGTACTCTTCACGCCTGCGTCCGATGGCGCAGATGTAGTCGTTTTCGCAGCACGAGAGGCACACAGAGTGGTCGCCGTGGTAGCCGACGCTGTGCATGTCGTCCTCGTCGCATCGCTCGCCGCAGTCCGGACAGGTGAACCGCCCTTGCTGATCAGGTGTGCCGTCAGTGTTGCGCATCTCGTAGTCGCCGCTCTCGTCGATGGTGAGCGTGTCCCCATATAACGAAGCGTGTGTCGTGTCGCCGTCGAGGTACGGTGCAAGGAAGCCGTTGCGGATGGGTATGTATGCAAGCTGCGCCCCGTCATGCCAGTAGTTCCACCTGACATACCCCCGCTCCTTGAGCCACGCCTCTAGCCTCTCGTCGGTGTACGAGTAGCTGCTGCCCTCCTGCTTGCCGAACGATCTGACCCAGTAGTTCTCACCATCATAGGTGTTGAGCAACGCACGGCCAACGATGTCGCCGTTGGGTGCGATGCGCACAGCCATGTGCCAGCCATACTCGGGGTCATACGCGGCGTAGGGATGCCGGTGCTCGCCGTCGGAGCAGCGTATGAAGTCGCGTGCTGTCCAACACATACACGAGTGCGGGCCGTTGTTGACAGCGTGCACCATCTCATCGACTGTGCGCAGCAGCTTGTACGTGTCAGTGCCGCCAGCGTAGAGGGCAACCGCATCACGGATGATGTGGTCAGGCAGGTCGAAGTGACGCGTCAAGTACTTGCCCACCGTGGTCATCACCTGCCTGTTGGCATCGCCTGCACGCTCATCACGGGTATACGCAAGGCGTAACGCGTCAGTCTGTGCCACATGGGGCCACTCAAGCAGCAACTGATGCCAGTCACGTGGTCGATAGTCATCGACAAGCAGGCGCTTGACCGATGGGTGCAGGCGGTACTTGCCGACCTCCCGATGGAACCAATCACGATGGCGGCACACGACCTGCATCGCCACGAGGAATGTATTGTCATACCATTTCATTTGCTTCTCCTAGTTTCTAGTGCCGGGCATTGGCGCTGCCCGGCTATGCGCTGTGAGACATGGTGTCTCACTGATCCTTCTCTGTTACTGTCCAACCCATGTTCTTGATGACGTCAGCTATCGCTGCGTCTGGAAACGGGCCGTTGGTGATGATGACTCTGCGCTCAGACTTGAACACCTGCACCATCGTCCCCGAGCGCGGCACTACCCACACGCCGCCATCTCTGATCGACTCGAACAGGTTGCGCGTCCACTCAACGGCACGGTTCATGCCGCCTACGGTGTTGAGGTCATACATGACTTAGCCCCCATAGCTTGTACCCAACGCAGTCAGTTGTGTGGAATAAGCCGTCTGCGCCGACAGCGGCGTCAGCCAATGCGTGTGCGTCGGGGTGTTTGTCGTGGCAGGGGAACCCGCCAGACTTTGCGATGCGATCACTTTCTTGACGCAGCAATTGCCGGTGATGCTCAGGCGTTGTCGGTTTGCACGGGCACAGCTTGCAGGGGTTCATTTCAGTTCCTCCGGTACGTCCACGGTGTCGCCCAGCTTGGACGTTACATAGCAGCGCATGGCTGCGATCAGTGGCGTTGGGCCGTACTCTTCGTAGTAGGCTGTTGCGTTGAAGTTTTTGTACTGGCATTCAACTGAGCCAATCCAGTAGGGATCTTCTTCGTCAAGGTAGCTCGTCAGGCTGATACCCTCCTCCTCAATGATCGGGCCACCTTGTGACCAATCAGTCGCTGGCTCGTAGAGCCGATAGTTGTACTCAATCACGACCGACCACAGGCCATAGACCTGCGCTAGTGTGAACTTCACGCCCTCGATCTTTGCCACCAGATAGTTGATCTGAGAGGGTGTGGCTTCGCTTACCTTAATCATCATTTGCTTTCTCCTTAAAGTGTTGCTCCGCTTTGCGGTCTTGCTCGTCGTCGTACTCATCTGACGCTATGTCGGCCAGCTTGTCCTCGGCCTCGTCCCATGTGTAGCCTGCATCGAGCAGGCGTTGGCGCAGTTGGCTCTCACTCATGGCCCCACCCCTGCCCCGGTGCGTACTTCTCGAACAGATGGCCGAACGCCGTGAGTAGGCGTTGTTTGTTCTCACTGTCGGCCACGAAGTAAGCATCGGCAATGCGCGCGGCGAACCCGCCGCCGTAGTACACCATGTTGTGCGCTGCCTTGAGCAGCTCGCTCTCGCTCATGTCATTTGCTTTCATTTGCTTGTCTCCTTCTTGGCTGGCACAAAGAACCCGAGGTAGGTCGCCCCGTCTACCTGCGGCTGGTACATCTTGATCTCGTAGTTGGTGTTGTACGGCACCGGCACGAAGAACAGGTTGAATGCGTACCCCTCCTTCTCCATCAGTGTGAGCAGCTCCTTGAGTGTGCGCCCTGGTGTGGTCACGCCCCACGTTGCTGCGCTTGCTGCGAAGAAGTGGGCGTGGTCGTTGTCGCTGTTCATTCTCATTTGCTTTCTCCTTCTTGGTTGATGCCCAGCAACTGGGCGCGTATGTCGTCGAGCTCAGAGAGAACTCTCTCTCGCGTTCCCTTGAAGCCCATCATCTTGAGCGTTGAGTAAGCCGTTGGGCCACGGCTCTTGCTCATGCCCTTGAGTTCTAGTTTCAACATCTGGCGCAGCGTAAGCAGCCGCGCCCCTTCGATCTGGTTGCCTGTGAGTACTGTCATGTCATTGCTCCTCTTTGTGTATCTGGTTAACGTACCACTCCTTGTCGATGTTGGCTGGGTCTTTGTCCAGCTCATCCCATGCCAAGTCCTCTGCTGCGTTGGCGTCTTCTGCCTCGACCTCGATCTCAAGGAAGGCGACTCGTTTGAACTCTACGTAGTACTTCATGTTCATCCTCTCCAATAGTTGTTGAGCAGGTGCACTGCGTCTGCGAGTGTCGCTGCGGCTTTGTCGATCTGGTGGTGCACAACCTCAAGCCTGTGCTGCGCTGTGGTATTACCCGCCTCGTGAGCGGCAACGCCTTCGCTGTGCACGATAGCCTTGGCTCTGTCTGCCTTGGCCCATGCGGTGATGAGCGCCTGTGTGAGCGTCTCGTAGTCTTCGGGTGTCATTTGCTTTCTCCTTTTTACAAGTGCCGCACATTGGGTATGGCTGTGCGGCTTGGCCATGTGTGGTCGAGAGAGATTTCTCTCTCAGCCCAGCAACTCTGTCCAGTGGTTGGGTACATGTGCGTTGTCTGGCAGCGCCCGGAGTGTGTCCCTGGCTGCACGCAACCGGCTGGCCTTGTCCGTATCGTCCGCTGCAGTAGCGGAGTCAAGCTCGGTGTTGATGTGCTTGAGCATGCGTGCTTTCTTGCGGTTGTGCAGGAGCGCGGGCACGGTGCGGGTGAACGGCTCTTTGAACTTGGCCTTGGCGCGCACAGGTATGGCGCTGGCCTCCACGATGAACGCGTCCTTGATGCGGTCAGGTATGTAGTCCGTCCAATGGCTGTGCTCGGGCAGTGCATCGCGGGCGCTGCGCATAGCAGCCAGCTTGTCGTACGCCTTGTTGAGCAAGTCGTAGTAATCTTGCACGAACGAGTCGCGCTCTGGCGCCTGCGTTGTTGTCTTGTACCTGACCATCGAGCGCACGATGCGCCGCTCGTGCTGGAGCGCAGCGATTAGGTCGTCCCATGCCTGCTTGTGTGCGGCACGTTTGCGCTTGGCCACGCTCAAGGCATGGCGCTGCGCTTTGATGGCGTCGATGGTGCGGTCGATCATTACTTCGGGCATCTCCTCCTGGCGCAAGAGCCACATGATCTCGCGGTATGACTTGTTGCGGAAGCGGTTGTATGGATCGCGCATGATTCCTCCGAGTTGGTATGCAGTTGTTGACAGTTTGGCATAGATTACTACGCCCGTACCGCGTTTAAGTGTGCGTAAGTTGTTGTTGTGTATGGGGATTATACGTTTGCGTCCCCTCTATCTGTATTTTTTTGGGACATCGCTTGCCCAAGACTTTCAAATTAATTAGCAGAGTATGAGTTGGCAGGGTGGGCATGAGTGCTTTCTTCTTTCTTTAAAAGTTTTTATTTATATAGATAGAGGGGATAGAACATGGACAACGCCTTATAGATCAAGGACTTACGCACACTTAAACGCGGTACGGGCGTAGTAATGAATGGACAGTGCCGCCGGCGGAGGAATCATGGTGATTCCACAAGGTGCGTTGTTTACTACGCCATGCTTGCCACTCAAGGCGGGCATGGCGGGCCTCGTCGATACGCCGCTGCTCTTGTGGGGGCAGCTTGGCATACAGCTCATCGCGCAGCTTGCGAAGCTGCGCTAGATGGTAGTCCTTAACGGACATTGTGGGTTGCACGCATGGCTGCGTAGGCGTTCTGCTCAATGAACCAACGCTCAAGGGCGTTGACCGAGGCGAGGACTGTCTCGTTGCCCGTGCGGCGCTCGATGACGCGCCAGATGCAGAAGTCTGGGCGGTGCTCGCCCAGTGGCAGCTCCTCGATGAGAGAGAATTCTCTCTGGCCGATCTGAACAGTGCCGGTGTGCTTGGTTGTCATGGAAGTTTCTCCTGTGTGACATGGGCAAGATCGCCCCCTCAGCCCTGCACGCAAGGCTGAGAGAGTTTCCTCGGTTACGCTGAGAATTCCTCAGCGATGAATTGCAGGCACTCCTCCAGTGTGGAGAAGAAACGCACCGGATTGCCGGGAAGGCGCAGGGTGAGGATGTAGCCGTCCTCAAAGGCTTCGACTTGGAATGTGGGCATGGGGAATCTCCGTTGGACAAGGGAAGGAACAGCGGGCCAGCCTGACCCGCTGTGATCGAGAGAGAAATCTCTCTGAGAGTTAGACGGCTGCCAGAGCTGCCTTGGCAGCAGCGACGCTGCCGCACAACTCGATGAGCGCCTTGGCCATCGTCCGTGCTTCCCGGCTGATGCGGGCGCTGGCCTTAGGCTCAGCCTTCTTCGCCTTCTTCTCTGGGCGAATCACGCAGTACCTGAACGAGCTGTACGCCCGATCTATCGCACCGATGTGCGCTCTGCTTGCACCCTTGCCTTTGCCCCGAGAGAGAATTCTCTCTGGCTCGCCGGTGACGGCCTTGGCCTTAATCTCACCCTCAAGATGCCCGAGCATCCAGCGGCGCTGTAGGTCTGCCCGCTGCTCAGGCGTGCCCCCGACATAAGCCAGATGGAATGCGCCAGCACCGGCACGCATCTCTGCGCTGGTGCGGCCAACACGAGCCGCGTACTGTTGAATGGAAAGCATGGAAGTACTCCTATCAGTTAAGTATCAGCAGGGGCCAATCCCCTACCGATGCTTCTAGTTTATGTATGGGGGGTTTTTGGAAGGTCATGGCCGACCCCCCGTTTGACCCCCACCGTACCCCCACCCCCCATATATAGACCCGGTGCGGCGTGGCTGTACAAACACTGTTTTGCAACCGCACTCCACATCTCAGTAATACCAACCCATTACTTACCACCTACAGCAATCAAAAAAGTTATTGCTGCACGATAAACTCGCTAATTTTTATATAAATTTCAGCATATCTTTGTCTAGTGTTAGACAAATACAGGTAAAAAAAGACCCCGCTGGCGAACCAGCGGGGTGCAATGGGGTTTAACGCCCAAGGAGAAAGCAAATGCCTTGCGGCAACTGCCAAACGCAGTGTATAGTATGCAGCATCGGTAAGCAAGGGCTCACGCCTAAAACCCGCATATGCTTGATCACCTGTTGGATTTTGAGCCGGACATCGTCCCAAACGACGCTGCGGGCCGCGCCGTCGAAAAACACACCCCAGCGCAAATCATCGACGCACAGGTCTCAACCGCAGATTTCCTCGCATCCCTGGGCTCCCCCGACACCGACGCCGTTATATCGGAGCTGGAGCAAAAAGCCGCCCGGGCCGCGTTCAACGCCGTTGTCACCCAGGAAGACGGTGCGCACCACAAGCTCGCCCAGATCGAAACCCCCGCAGCCGTGCGCCATCTCGTCGGCATGCTGACCGCATACGACTGGGAGTTTGTGAACCAAGCCAAGCAGTTGCGCGGCTACGCCGTGGCCAAGCTCCTGGAGGAATGCGAGAACCCCAACTCAAACATCCGGCTCAAGGCGCTGGGGCTGCTGGGCAAGGTCACAGAAGTTGGGCTGTTCACAGACAAAATCGAGGTCAAGAAGACCGACCTTACGGAAGAAGAAATTGACCGCAAGCTCAAAGAAAAGCTGGCGGTGTTCATGAACATCACAGACGCCACGCCGTCTGAGATTGAAGATGTGACTCCTGTTGGGGAAAACCCTAATGACGACCAACCCACCGCTGACGCCTGATCAGGCCAAGGCGCTGCTCATGAATATGAGCAAGCTCTCCACACAGGAGAAGCTTGAGGCGTTGGAGTTGCTGGACAAAGCCGCCGATCACCAAAAGCGCAACGCCGCTCGCGGCGACATGATCGAGTTTGCCAAGTCCGTGTACCCGGGGTTCAAGGTGGGGCCCCACCACAGGAAGCTGGCGCGTATCTTCAAGGACGTGATCGAGGGCAAAAAGCGCCGGGTCATCATTAACATCGCGCCACGTATGGGCAAGTCCGAGTTCAGCTCATACCTGTTCCCGGCGTTCTTTCTAGGTAATTTCCCTGAGAAAAAGATCATCATGGGCACGCACACGGCGGGCCTGTCTGAGGACTTCGGACGCAGGGTCAGGAATCTGATTGAAGGCGACGAGTACCAGGAGCTGTTCTCCGGCACCAAGGTGGCCGACGACCAGAAGGCTGCGGGCAAGTGGTCCACGGGCGCGGGTGGCCAGTACTACGCCGCAGGCGTAGGGGGCGCTCTGGCTGGACGGGGCGCGGACCTGTTTGTGATTGACGACCCCCACTCTGAGCAGGACGTAAAGGCCAACAGCCGGCTGGCGTTCGATACTGCGTGGAGCTGGTTCCAGACAGGCCCACTGCAGCGCCTGATGCCGGGCGGCGCCATACTGATCATCATGACCCGGTGGGGCAAGCTGGACCTGACCGGGCGTCTGCTGGACTATCAGACGAAGAATCCCGAGTCAGAGCCTTGGGAGGTGGTGGAGCTACCGGCCATCCTCAACGAGGACACGGAGAACGAGAAATCGCTCTGGCCCGAGCAGTGGCCGCTGGAGACGCTCAAGCAGAAAAAAGCCGCCCTGGACCCGCAGTATTGGAACGCCCAGTACATGCAGAACCCGGTGTCCAACACGGCGGCGATCATCAGCCGCAAACTCTGGCGCATATGGGAGCCCGACGAGCCGCCGCGCTGCGACTACGTGATCCAGTCCTGGGACACGGCGTTTGAGGCCAAGACTAGCGCCGACTACAGCGCCTGTACTACCTGGGGCGTGTTCTACAACGAGGAAGAGGACGACAAGGCGCAGATCATCCTGCTCGACGCGTTCAAGGACAGGATGGCGTTCCCCGAGCTCAAGGCCGTGGCGCTCAAGCACTACAAGGAGTGGCAGCCCGACGCGTTCATCATTGAGAAGAAAGCCGCTGGGGCCCCCCTGATACAGGAGCTGCGCAAGATGGGCATCCCGGCGCAGGAGACCAACCCGAGTCGGGGCAACGACAAGATCAGTCGGGTCAACGCCATCGCGGACCTGTTTGCCTCGGGGATGGTCTGGTGCCCGGACACCCGGTGGGCCCGGGAGGTCATCGAGGAGGTGGCGTCGTTCCCCAACGGAGACAACGACGACTACGTGGACACCACGTCACAGGCACTGTTACGATTCAGGCAAGGCGGCTTTATCGCACTTGAGAGCGACGAGCCCGACGAGCCACGGTTTTTCAAACGCCGGGCCCGCGCCTACTA